ACCCTCGCCTCGCTGCTCGACGGCATGGACGACCAGGACCGCGAGCTGCTGGGCTTCAACGCCGACGACATGAAGGAACTGCTCGGCGAACTGACGCCAGAGATCACCGAGGACGACGTGCCCGAGCCGCCCGCCGAACCGATCACGAAGCCGGGCGACCTGTGGCTGCTCGGCGACCACCGGCTGCTGTGCGGCGACTCGACGAAGGCTGAGGATGTGGGGCGGCTGATGGCGGGGGCAAAGGCTGCTTTGATTCACGCCGACCCGCCCTATGGAATGGGCAAGGAAAAAGATGGCGTCGAGAACGACAACCTCTACGCCGACAAGCTCGACGCCTTTCAGATGGCATGGTGGCGAGTGTTGCGCGAGCACACCGGAAACAATGGGAGCGCGTACATTTGGGGCAACGCTCCTGACTTGTGGAGGCTATGGTATCGCGGCGGGCTGGCGGATTCTGAGCGGATGACGATGCGAAATGAGATCGTGTGGGACAAGGGAGGTGGAGGATTCGGCATTGGTACAGAATCGCAAAGGTGCTATTTTCCAGAAGAGCGTTGCCTGTTCTTCATGCTCGGCGAGCAAGGCTTCAACAATAACGCGGACAACTACTGGGAAGGGTGGGAGCCGATACGGGCCTATCTCGACGGCGAGAGGAAAAAGGCGGGACTCACAACAGACCAGTGCAACAAACTATGCGGCAAACAGAACATGACGCAGGCTGCATTCACTCGCGGCGGGTTTAGATTGATCCTTCGCGATGATTACGAAATCCTAAAAGCAGCGGCAAAAGGTGACGCCTTCAAGCGAGACTACGACGAACTCAAGCGAGACTACGACGAACTCAAGCGAGACTACGACGAACTCAAGCGGGAGTTCTACGCCACACGCGCCTACTTCGACAATACCCACGACAAGATGACCGACGTGTGGGAGTTTCCAAGAGTGACCGGCGAAGAACGGCACGGCCACGCAACGCCGAAGCCCGTGGCGATGATTTGCAGGGCGATCAAGTCAAGCACACCAGCGGGGGCTATTGTTGCCGAGCCCTTCTGCGGCTCCGGCACCACGCTGATCGCCGCCGAGCAACTGGGCCGCAAGTGCTACGGCATGGAGATCAGCCCGCAGTATTGCGACGTGATCGTGAAGCGGTGGGAAACGCTGACCGGGAAGAAGGCGGTGCGCGCAGATGGGTAGACCGCGCACAGTGATGACTGCTGATGCGAAAGCCAAGATCATCAAGGCTGTGCGCCTTGGGCTTTGGCCTGACCGCGCTGCCGAGATGCACGGCATCCGACCCAGTACGATGCGTGCGGAACGTAGGCGAGACGACGAGTTTGCAACGGCCATAAAAGAGGCGGAAGCGCAGGCCGAGGCATCCGTTCACGGCAAGATCCTGCGGCACATGGACAAGCAGTGGACGGCGTGCGCTTGGATGCTTGAGCGTCGATGGCCGCAGCGCTGGGCGAAGCGCGAGATCGTCGACGTGGGCGCAGGCAGCGATGCGAAGCGGCTGCTCGAGCAGATCCAGGCGATGCGCCAGGTGTCGCAGATGCCGTCCGAGGATGCGCCGGCATGATGCCCGAGCGGTGGACGACGCTGCAGCCGCACGCCGAGCAACGCAAGCTGACGGCCAGCCACGCTCGGTTCCGCGTCGTCGCCGCCGGTCGCCGCAGTGGCAAGACCGAGCTGCTGAAGCGTCACCTTGTGCTGTCGTGCCTGGTGCCTCCACACGGCAACGCGCCGACCTTCGTCGCCGCCGCGCCGACCCGCGATCAGGCGAAGCGCATCTTCTGGTCGGACTTGAAGGCGCTGTCGCCGCGGGAGTGGGTCAGCGACATCAGCGAAAGCGAGTTGACGATCACATACCGGATCGGCTCAAAGCTGATGGTTGTCGGCCTCGACCGGCCGCAGCGCATAGAGGGCATCCCGGTCGACGGCATCGGAATCGACGAGATCGCCGACGTGAAGCGCGAGAGCTGGGAGCAGAGCATCCGGCCGGCGCTGTCGACGCGCGGCAATCCGCCGGGCTGGGCCTGGTTCACAGGCCGGCCCAAAGGCCGAGGGCTGTTCTACGAACTGTTCAGCCGCGCCGGCACGCGCGAGGGCTGGGAGAGCTTCACCTGGACCTCGGCGACCGTCGTCGACCCGGCCGAGATCGAGCAGGCGAAGGCCGACCTCGACCCGCTGACCTTCGCGCAGGAGTACGAGGCGCAGTGGGTCATCTTTGACGGCCTGGCCTACTACCCGTGGAACCCCAAGGACCACCTGCGCCGGCTGACCTATGACCCGAGCAAGCCGCTGATCGTCTGCCTCGACTTCAACGTCGATCCAGGCACGGCCGTCATCGCACAGGAGCAGTTCATCGACGGCGAGACCCGCACCTGCGTCATCGGCGAGGTCCACATCCCCAAAAACAGCAACACGCCGGCCGTCTGCCGGCGCCTCGTCGCCGACTGGAGCAAGCACGCCGGCGACGTGCTGATCTATGGCGACCCGGCCGGCGGCGCGCGGCACACCAGCCAGACCGAGGGCACCGACTGGGATCTGGCGAAGCAGGTGCTGCGGCCGGCTTTTGGCGAGCGCCTGCGCTGGCGCGTGGCAAAAAAGGCACCCTACGTCCGCGACAGGCTCAACGCCGTCAACTCGCGCCTCAAGTCGACCGCCGGCGTCGTGCGCCTGCTGGTCGACCCGGTCGCTGCGCCGAACGTCGTGCGCGACTTCGAGGGCGTCACGCTGCTCGCCGGCGGCAGCGGCGAGCTCGACAAGAAGGGCAGCGAAGCAAAGGGTCTAACACACCTGACCGACGCGCTAGGCTACTACGTTGCCGAGGCCTTCGGAATTGCCGAGCGGACCACGAGCATCGACTACTGACATGGCAACACCCGACACCGTTGGCAACTGGTCTGGTCCTCGCAAGGAGATGGAGCAGTCCTGGGAACTGGTCCGCATCCTACGGTCGGGCACGCGCGCGATGCGCGACGCCGGCAGCAAGTACACGCCGGCGACGCGCAAGGAACTGCGCACGCCAGGCCGCTACACCGACCGCCTGCGCCGCACGGTGCTGTTCCCGATCTATGACCGCACGGTGCGCAAGATCGCTTCGTTGCCATTCGCCAAGCCGCCCGTCATCAGCGGCAAGCTGCCTGCGCCGCTGGACCGCCTGCTGTACAGCGCCGACCGGCAGGGTACCTCGCTGTCGTCGTTTGCACAGTCGATCTACGAGGACGCCGTCGACCGCGGCGTTGGGCTGTTCATCGTCGACAACGTGCCGACCGATGGCATGACGCTGCCCGAGGCCGACGCCATCGACGCACGCCCGTACTTCCGTCGCATCGCGCCGGACAACTTCGTCGGCTGCAAAACCGCGATGCGCAACGGCGTCGAGGTCGTGACCGAGCTGCGCCTGCGCAACTGGTTCTACACGCCGTCGAACCTCGGCTACGACGCACTCTCCGACATGGTCGAAGTCTGGACCGAGACCACCGTGCAGCAGTGGTTTCGCCAGGGTGCAGACACGATGCCAGACCGCGAGCGCCACGCCGAGCGCCAGTACCTCGCCGGCTACGCTCTCGTGCGCGAGTGGGAGCACGGCTTCCGCGGCATCCCGGTCGTCGCCATCTACACCAAGAAGGTCGGCACGCTGCACGGCGAGTCGCCGATGGAAGACCTGGCGTGGCAGAACGTCGCGCACTGGAACAGCCTGTCGATGCAGGGCGAGGCGCTGCACTACTGCCGCTCGCCGATTCTGACGATCAAGGGCGCGTCGTCGCAGATGGCCGAAGCCAAGCCCGAGGTCGGCCCAGGCGCGACGATCACGGACTCGTCGGACACGCTCGATGTCCGGTTCACCGAGATCGCAGGAACGTCCTTGGCGGCCGGCGAGGTCGAGATCAAGCGCATCGAGGAACGGTGCATGGCGCTCGGAATGCAGCCGCTGATGGCCGTCTCCGGCCCGTCCACGGCCACCGGCGAGGTCCGCGCCGACAGCAACGAGAAGAGCGAGGCGCAGCGCTGGATCGAAGCGCTCGAGTGGGCGATCTACACGGCTATGGAGCACGCCGCGGCCTGGGCCGGCGTCGAGCTGCCTGAAGACTTTGATTGGACGCTGTACCGCGACTCGTCGCTAATCGCCGGCAAGGCGACCGATGTTCCGGTCATCGTGCAGCTTATGACGCAGCGCCAGATCCCGCTGAACGTCGGCCTGCGCGAACTGGCCGTCCGCGGCGTGCTGTCGACGGTGGACGACGCCGACGAGCTCGCCCAGCAGATCACGATGCAGCAGGAGCGCGGCATGGAGGCGCAGATGCAGGCGATGATCGCTAGCGTCGAGCGTGAGCGCGCGGCCGCTGCGTCGCCGGCTGCCGCCGAAGCGGAAGACAAGGACAGCGCCGAGGATCAGGCCGAAGACGAGGCCGAAGCGTGAACATCGACCTGCGTCACGGCGACTGCCTTACGTCCTCGCCTGGAACGTCGTAGTCCCAACGCTTGCCCATGAACGACAGACCGTATGGGGGATCGGTGACTACCGCGTCCACGCTCGCGTCCTGCAATTCGCGCATCATCACAAGCCGGTTGTCGAATCCGTCGCCGTTGACGTGGTGGACTTCATGGCCTGTCGGGATTGAGAACCTGCAATGCCTGCGGATGTTCGATCACCGATCCGGGCACAAGCGGAAGTATGCCAGCGTCGAAGAACGGAACGCCGAATACGCCCGCCGCGCAAGGGAACGCCGCGCCAACCGGAAGGTGCGGCAGGAAGTTTTTGACTTAGGAGGAATTTAAAAGAATGACACACCACTACCAAGACAACGCGGTTACGATCTACCGTGGCGACTGCCGCGAGGTGTTAAAGGGACTGCCAGACGGGTCAATCCATTGCTGCGTCACTTCTCCCCCTTACTGGGGACTGCGCGACTACGGCCACGACGGGCAGATTGGCCTAGAGCAGACGCCGGAAGCCTACGTTGCTGAGATGGTTGCGGTGTTCCGCGAGGTGCGGAGAATCCTTCGTGATGACGGGACGCTTTGGCTTAATCTCGGTGATAGTTACGCAACAGGAAGCGGAGGCAACGTGACTAGCAGCGCAAAACAACAAAGCAACCGAGGGACGGATATTGCACCCCGCAAGCCGTACCGCGACGGAGTGATCAAACCCAAAGACCTCGTAGGCATCCCGTGGCGCGTGGCCTTCGCCCTGCAAGCGGACGGGTGGTATCTGCGGCAGGACATCATCTGGCACAAGCCGAACCCGATGCCTGAGAGCGTGACAGACAGATGCACGAAAAGCCACGAATACATTTTTCTGCTGGCGAAAAGCGAGCGTTACTACTACGATAACGAAGCGATTAAGGAGGATGCGAGCGGTAGAGCGTGCGGAAACAAAGCCGGAGGAAAATCCGGAAGCCCGCAGGATGGGCTTGAAATTCGTAACTTTTCCGCCGTGAGCGACAAGAAGTATCACACCCGCAACCGCCGCTCAGTCTGGACGATCCCCACGAAGCCATACAAGGGCGCACACTTCGCCACCTTCCCGCCGAAGCTGATTGAGCCGTGCATACTGGCGGGGTGTCCGGCTGGCGGAACCGTCCTTGACCCATTCGGCGGCAGCGGAACGACAGGCATGGTGGCGAGCGGAAACGGACGACGGGCTGTGTTGGTCGAGTTGAACTCGAATTACGTGGAAATGATCAATGACCGGTGTGGATTGTTTTGTTCAAACTTAGGTGGTATATGATTAGCTTACGCGAATACCAGACCAGTTCGATCAAGGCCATCCACGCATGGTTCCGCGCACGCGAGGGTAACCCGCTGATCGTGTTGCCCACGGGCAGCGGCAGCACGGGCAAGGCGTGCGCGCTCGAAGGCTTCCGCTTCATCGGCATCGAGCGCGAGGCCGAATATCTGGAGATCGCGCGCGCTCGAATCGCCATCGCCGAGGCCGACGCCGCAGCGCCGCGGCAGGCTTCGCTGTTTGAAAAGGCCAAGGCGTGACACCCGACGAGACCGGCCGCCTGCCGCAGCTCTGCCGGTGCGGCGGCGTCGGCGAGTTGTGCGCCATGTACAACATGATCGACGGCGTCGTGGACCGCGCCGGCTGGATTGCCAAGTGCCTGGTGTGCGGCGCCTCGACCGTGCGGCACGGCTCATGGCGGCAGGTCTACGCCGACTGGATGGCGCGACGCTGCCCGCAGACCTACGTCGAGGAAGCGCCATGACCAGCACGCGCTTTCAGCCGCCGCAAGCATCTCCGACTGAGGTCGTCCGCGAAGCGCTGCGGAAGCACGCCGAGACCTGGATTCAGCGCTTCTACCGGCACGACCTGCTCGTCGCGCGAACGGTGCGCGGCCTGCAGTTCGACGCGCTGGAGACCTTCCGCATCGAAGTCGTCGAGCCGGTGCTGCAGCAGCTCGCCGGCGACCTAGCGCAGTTTCCCGACCGCGGGGCCGACATCGCGGTCAACTCGTCGCCGCAACTGCGAGCTATGATCGCGCAGGCCGAGGCCATCGTCCGCGCCGGCGTCGACAAGTTGCAGCGCGACGTCGGCAATGGTCTTCGGCAGGTCGTCGGGCAGGAGACGCTGTGGGTTCAGGACAGTGCCAAAAAAGTGCTGAAGCTGCCCGACGCGCGCCAGGTCGACCCGACGCAGGTCTGGCGCACGGTGATCGACCGCCCCTACCTCGGCGGCCAGGTGCAGGAATGGTTCGACAGCTTCGTCGGCGGCGACAACGGCGCGGTCGACAACATCCGCTACGCCGTCCAGACCGGCATCCAGCGCGGCTGGTCGACCGACGAGACCGTCCGCGTGCTGCGCGGCACAAAGGCCGGCAAATTTGCTGACGGCCTGCTGACGCGCGAGCAACCGGCGCAGCTTTTTGCCTTAGTTCGCACCGCAGCGACGCACGCCAGCACGGCTGCGCGCGAGGCCAGCTTTGAGCAGCTCGGCGTCGACCAGTACCGCTTCATCGCCACGCTTGACAGCCGCACCTCGATCCAGTGCGCGGCCAACGACGGCAAGATTTTCGAGATGGGCAAGGGTCCGCTACCTCCGCTCCATCCGAACTGCAGGTCGACCATCGTCCCGCACATCGGCGAGCCAATCGGCAACCGCGCCAGCGTCGACGGGCCGGTGCCTGCCGAGACCAACTTTCGCGGATGGCTGGAAGGCCAGCCGATCAGCGTGCAAAACGAAGTGCTCGGCCCGACGCGCGCGGCGGCGTGGCGAGCCGGCGACCTGCCCTTCGAGGACATGGTGGGCCGCGACCTAACGCCGCTATCCGTCCAGCGCCTGCGGGAACTGGACCGCATCCCTGACGACAACGAAGAGGAATGACATGAGCAAGTACGTTGAACTCGAGATCAAGCCAGAAGGTGCCAACGATTCGGTCGTTATCATTCCGTTGTCTGCTACGGGCAGCGACGGCAAGGCGAAGACCTGGGCGGTACGCGACGAGAAGGGCAACAGCTTGGTCAGCGTGAGCAGCACCAGCTCGACGGTGTCGCTCGGCGATATCTCCGGCACGCTCAAAGCAACTGGCGCCATTCAGTTCGTCAGCGTCGCCGACGACAATGCACGCGACACGCTCGTTTCCGCGCCGGCGATTGGCATGGTTGTCTACAACGCGACGGCCGGTGGCCTGCAGCTGTACAACGGCACCTGGCAGGACTTGGCGTTCGTCGCTCCGTGACGGCCAAGCCCGACCCGAACCTCGGCCAGGCCATGCTGGCGCGCGCCGGCGACCTGGCGCACGCGATGCTGGCGAAAGGCCAGACGGTCCACGTCGCCAGCGGCGTTACGCCGAACGGAAACCCTTGTACCGTGGTCTACGGCATCGGCTGGATGGCCGAGCCGCTCAAAGACCTGGGGGCGGCCTTTGTGCATAAGGTGTCAGCCATGCGCGACGAGGCCAGCAACAACTAGAGGGCTTGCATTGACAGCCGCGCGCTGTCACCATTCGCCCATCATGCCTATCCGCCTGGTAGCCGACTCTCTGAACGACATCCCCGAAGGCCTCCGCGACGCAGCGAAGCAAGAAGGTCAGGTCTATGTGGTGTCGCAGCTGAAAGAGAACTGGGCTATCGAGGACGTTGGCGGCCTCAAGCGCGCGCTGTCCGAGGTTCGCGGCGAGCGCGACAACCTCAAGAAGGTAGCGTCGGCGTTCGAGGGCATCGACCCGGCGTCGGCCGCCGAAGCGCGCGAGGCGCTGGAGAAGCTCAAGGCCGGCACGTTGAAGGGCTCCAAGGAAATCGACGAGTTCAAGGCCGCCGTCGAGAAGAAGTTCACCGAAGAGCGCACCAAGCTGGAAGGGAAGTTGAACGCGCGCACCGCCGCCCTGCGTGATCGCATGATCCGCGGCGAGCTGGCGCCCGTCGTCGCCAAGCTCGGCGGCGGCGAGGCGATGGACGCGATCCTGACCCTGGCTAGCCAGCACGTCCGCATCGAGGAAGATGCCGACGGCAATCTGAAGCATTCCATCGTGGACGCGAGCGGGAAGCCGCGGGTCACGAAGAAGTCGGGCTCAAGTGAGCCGATGGGATTCGACGAGCTGATCGCCGAGATGCGGGACGCATCTTCGACGCGCGGCTTGTTCAAGGCACCAGCCGCCGGTGGATCCGGTGGCGGCTCTCAGACCGGCGGTGCCGGCCGAGCAGCGAACCCAGGGCAGCATCTACTGTCCGCAAGGGAACTGCTCGACCGTGCCAACTCGGTCACCTAGCGCTCTGGCTGGGCTCCATTTGGTTCTCGTGCGGACTGACAACCGCACGAAACACCAATGGCAGTCAGTCTCTATCAGTCTGCGCTGATCGCGCAGAACAACGGCGAGTTCAAGAAGGCCGGCATTCTGCAGACCTTCGCGCAGGCGTCTCCCCTTCTCGCGGCAATGCCGCTCGTCTCCATCGCTGGCAACAGCTACGCCTGGACCCGCGAGGCCAATCTGGGCTCGGTGGGCTTCCGTGCCGTGAATGCGGCGCTGTCGGAAGCAGCCGGCTCGGTCGAGACCCGCAGCTTGGCGCTGAAGATCATCGGCGGCGACCTCGACGTCGACAACTTCCTGATCCAGGCGCACGGACCAGCGACGCGCTCGGCGCATGAGACCATGAAGGCGACGCTGCTCGCGCAGACCGTGGCGTACCAGATCATCAAGGGCTCGACGACGGCGGCCGGCGGTGCGACCGCAGACGCCAACGGCTTCGATGGCCTGCAGGTCCGCTACGGCGGCGGCTTCGGCGGGACGGCGGTCGTGGACGGCGGCGAGAACGCCGACCAGATCCTGTCGAACAGCGGCGGCTCGGATGCCCTATCGATCAAGGATCTCGACAGCGCAATCCAGTCCGTCGACAACCCGACGCACCTGCTGATGGCGAAGAAGATGAAGGTCAACATGATGGCTTTCCTGCGTAACAGCTCGGCCGTCACGATGACGAAGGACGAGTTCGGCCGTCTCATCACGACCTACAACGGTCTGCCGATCCTCGAAGCCGATGTCCTCGGCACTTCGTCGGGCCTGCAGCAGCTGGCGTTCAACGAGGGCGCGAGCTCAAACCGCGGGTCGATCTACGTCATGTCGCTGAGCGACATGGGCCTGCACATGGTGCAGAACGGCGGCGTGCAGATCCGCGACCTCGGCGAGCAGGACAGCAAGCCGGTCCACCGCACCCGCGTGGAGTGGTACTGCAACGTCGTCGACGCGCACCCGCGCTGCGTCGCTCGTCTCTACAACATTGCCGACAGCACGGCCGTCGCCTGATCCAAAGAGGACAACACAATGGCTTTCCAAACCTACAGCGTGGCGCTCGATAGCGCGACGCAGCTCAAGGATGCCGGCCTCGTCGCTGCCGACACTGCTGGCGCGGTTGGCGGTTCGGCCGCGGTTGCCGATCTCGGCGGCGGCTATGCCGAGTTCGACGTCGTGATCGACTGGTCGGCGTGCGAGGTCGCGTCGGGCGATGAGAAATACGATTTACGCATCGAAGGTTGCGCTTCGTCGGGCTTCGCATCGAACGTCTACGTCCTAACGCGGCTGATCCTCGGCGACTCGTCGGTGACCAACAACGCGACGGACACGCCGCCGGCCGGCCGCATGGTGATCCACGCCAACAACGTGGCGATCACCAGTGCGTCGGATGGCAATAGCACGTCGGCGCTGCGGTACGTCCGCGTCTACGCTGACGTGGCGGGAACCATCGCCACCGGCCTCAACTACCAGGCTTGGCTGACCGCCAAGCAGTAAGCCCATGGCATTCCAGGGCTACAACCTGACGCTCGACGACAGCAGCCGGCTGTCGACGAGCCTGTCGGTGACCACGGCAAGCACGCCGACGGTTGGTGCAGGCACGGCCTACGTCGACCTCGGCACTGTCGCGCCGGCGTTCAACGTCAACACGTCCTCGACGGCTCCGTTCGGCCGCTTTGCGGTAGTCGTCGATTGGACGACCTGCAAGGTATCCGATGGTGACGAGGACTACTACATCGAGCTGCAAGGCTCGTCGGCAACGGCCTTTTCGACGGCCTACCGGCTTGGCGTTCTGCGTCTCGGCAATGGCAACTTGATCGGCTATCCGAGCTCGTCTGCCGACACGCCGCCGAACAGCCGCAAGGTGTTCTACTGCGACAACGTGGTGTTCACCTCGGCGACGGACGGCGGCAACGCGCAGCCGTTGCAGTACGTCCGCCTGTTGGTTACGGCCACCGGGTCGTCCCCGAGCATCACCATCACGGGCGCGTGGCTGATGGCGCTGTGACACTGATCCACGGCCTGGTCGCGTGACCAGGTCGCTCCGCCGGTTGAGGCATGAAGCCGGCGGGGCTTTTGCAGCATTACGAAAACACATTATTGAGCCACTCGAGGTGCAGCCTTGACCGCTTCGTTCGAGGTAGAGACGGGCACGGGCAGCGAGACAGCAAACAGCTACTGCACCGTGGCCTTTGCCACCAGTTACCACGAGGACTACGGCAACCCTAGCGAATGGTCGGCGGCGACGGCGGCAGTGCAGCAAAATGCGCTGCGGCAAGCGACGCGCGCTTTGGACGTCCGATATGGAAGCTATTGGTCAGGCATGAAAGCGGGAAGCGCACAGGCGCTGGATTGGCCGCGCGCGTATGTTTACGACGCCGCCGGCAACGCAATCGCCACGACGACGATCCCGACCCGGCTGCAACAGGCGGCGGCGGCGCTGGCGCTGCTACACATTCAGGGCGAAGACATTCTTCCAGACACACAAACCGAAGCCGATGTCAAGGTGCAGACGCTGCATTCAGCGTCTGGTGCCTCCAAGTCGGTCACATACCTTGGCGGCAAGCGGGCCGAAACACAATTTCCGATCATCGACCGGATGCTTGCGACCGCTGGCTTGACCAGCGGCGGCAGCGGCTGGGGGTGGCTGGACCTGTGACGCTTGCCGACGACTTCCGGCAGCTCGACGCCGACCTGGCCGACCTGTTCGGGCAGGAGGTGGCGCTGACCGTCCGCACCGCGACGACGTACAGCGCGGCCGGCACGGTCACGGAGACCACCAGAACGGCTACGGTGACCGCCGAGGGTCCGGTGCGCGACCTGGACCGCTACGGAGCCGCCGGCCTCGACCAGTCGGTCACGGCGACGTGGTACGTTCCGGCGCTTGGGCTGGCTATTGTGCCGAAAAAGGGAGACCGGATTACGGCCGGCACGGTGGTCTGGCAGATCGTCGCCGTCGAGACCTACACGCTGAACGGCCAGACGACGAGTTACCGCTGCGACTGCGGCGAGGTCGCGGCGTGACCACGGTCGACAAGTTCAATGCCGAGGTGAAGGCTTGGTTCGACACCAACGTCGTCAAGAAGCCGCTTGAGGTGCAGCGCATCGCCGTCTTGGAGGCGCTGACGTCGGCCGTGCAGTCGACGCCGGTCGGCAACGAGAAGAACTGGAAGATCGCGCTGCGTCGGCGCGACTACAAGCGCAAGAACTACGTTGGCGGCCACGCGCGCCGTAACTGGCAGCTCAACTTCGGCTCGCCGCTTCGCCAGGAGATCCCTGGCATCGACAACAATGGCACGCAGGCGATTGGCGAAGGAATGCGCGTCGCTCGCGGCATTCAGCAGTTAGGGATCACCTACCTGACGAACAACGTGCCCTACATCGAGGTCATCGACCAGGGCAAGTCAGGCACGCAGCCGCGCTACAAGCCGTGGAGCAAGCAAGCGCCGAAAGGCCTGCTTGAGCCGATCATCCGCGGCGTGCTGCAGCGCCTTGGCGACATCACCAGGCAGCGCGAGGTTCGGCTGTGAGCCAAGCCGCCGCCATCCAGGCCGTGCGAGCGCGGTTCATCGCCGAGGTCGCCACGCCGAACAGCTTGGTCGTCGTCTTCGACAACGGCCCGGTGCCGGCGACGACGACGCCGCGCGCAATCGTCACGGTGTCGGTCGACGGCGAGCA